GGCCTCGGAGAGGGAAGAGTCGGCCGCCTCACGCAACGGGACGAAGCCGCTCTGGATGTAGGTTTCCTTCGCGGCGGGTTCGTCGAGCTCGGGGAAGTCCTCGAGGTCACGCATCTCGGCGGGCGTCATTGCGCCCCATTTCGCGAGGACGTCATAGAGGGCACCGCGGGCGGCGCTGTCACCACGGAGGAGACCGCGGTTGTCGACGCGGTACTTGCAGCCCGCGTACTGCGGGCCGCTCACGACCGGCGACAGGATGGTGCGGTTCACCGCCCCTTCGAGCCTCATCTCCCAGGGGGTGAGACACCACACCTGGGCCGACAAATGCTCCTGCTCGGTCGTCGCGTATTTCATGGCCTCACGGACGCCGACGAGCGATCCGGGAACGCCGTAGATCGTGGCACATTCCGCGGTCACATCCCGCCGAAGCTGCGAGAACTCAGAGGCCTCGTTGGAGTTGCTCTCGATCGTCTTGAGTTGGGCTTTCTTGGGGAGGATCGCGGCCCCGCCGCGGTTCCTCGAGCCGCCGTAGATCTCCCGCCACTGGGCGCGGAAGGCGTCGATGGCCGGCTGATTGAGGCTCTCCTCGGTCTCGATCACAACGTCGGGCCGGGCCCCGTTGCTCCAAAATGCCCGGGCGGCGATGTCCAACTCTCTCGCGAGGGCAACGCTCGTGTTGCACAAGGTGGACGGGACGAGGCCCCGGATCCCGTTATCGCTGATCCATCGAACGTGGAGAATCTCGTCCTGGGAGAACGGAACCCAGCCGGTCTGGCCATTCGGCCCGGAGCCGTTGGGGTACAGGTAGCGGTAGCCGATGCTGCCGTCGGACATCCGCCGCGGGTCCATCCGGCTGGGGTGGAGGAGCTCAAGGGCGCTACAGAAGCCACCGTCGACACCGGGGACGATCCGGGAGTACCCGTTACCCCACAAGGCGGTGTGGTAGATCGTTGACTCGATCCATTCGTAGAGGGACTGGGTCGAGTTGGGCCGGTCGGTGAGAACGGAATAGCAGGGGAGGTCGACGGCCGCCGACTTTCGCCCGTCGGGCGTGGTGCGGATCACCCGCGGTGGCATCGACGCGACGGCCTGCGACAGGAACCGGACACACGACAGGATGGCCGTGGTTCTCACGGCAACCTCGGGGGTCACCGCGTCGGGTGAGATCCACGCCGACCAGGGCCCGGAGCCGTCGGACAGGCCGCGCAGCTCCACCGCCGGGGGCGCTTGCTGCGGCCGGGATCGCGCGAACGGAATGAGGTCGAAGAGTCCCATGGCAGCATGGGACAGGGCGGGCCCGTGGCGGTGAAGTTATAGGGGGTAGAGCGTGAACTCCCCTCCATCGGGCTCGGCGTCGGTGGAGGCCCCCGCAATCGCGTTGATCAGGGCGAAGATTGCGTCGACCTTCTCGGAACTCTTCGCCTTGTCGGGCCGGATGCTGCCGTTTGGGTCGGTCCAGATGCAGACGTTATTGGCACACCAGGACATGATCGGTGAGCGGTAGCGAAGTCGCTGCGTCTTCACCAGGTCTTCGAGCGTCTTCGATGGCCCGGTGAGGTAGCCGATCGTCTGCCGAACCTTGTGAACGTCGACCCCGTCTGACTGGAGCTTCGTTGCGATCCAGTCCAAGTGCCACGGGTCACCAAATACCCCGCGGCATTCGTGGCCCTCGAGGACTTCCTGGATGTCGGCGTAGATCCGCTCCTGGTCGATCCGGCTCCCCTCAGTCACGCGGAGCCAGCCGTCCCGGAGCCACGACGAGTAGGGGATGCCCTGCTTCTTCTCCCGCTCGACCATGCTCTCCTCGGGAACCCACGCAAGGAGCTCGGCGTCGAAGCTGCCGTCGGGGGAACGGAAGAGGAAGACGGCCGCCGTCAGATCGTCGTGATCAGCCAAGTCGAGCCCGACCCAACACGGGCGGCCCTCGAGGGGCTCGGGCGGATCGGCCCGGCAGCGGGTGAACTCGTCACCGTGGAACCAGCGGTTGTCCCGCTCGGTCCAGACGTTCAGCCCGTATCGGATGAACCGGCCCATCTTCACCGGGTTGGTCAAGGCGTCCTGGTAGTCGGCCGCGAACTCGTCCTCTTGGAACGTGACACCCATAGACGGGTTGGCTTCACGCCACACGGCGGGATCCCCAAACCCGCGAGGGTCTTCCGGGTCAGCCGCGTAGATCACCCCGAGGAATGACGGGTTGCTCCTGGGGTCGACCGACACGAGCTCGGCATCGCTCCACCACTGGTAGCCCACGCTGTTCCGGTTGTCCCCCGCGGTGGAGATCGCGAGGATCAGACCATTCGGCGTGGCGCGCGTGGCGTAGGTCAGGGCCGAGATCAGTTGATCGGACTTGTGAGCGTGGATCTCGTCGATGATCACGCTGCCGTTCAAGCCTTCGTTCCGGTATGCGTCGGCCGACAAACACCGCAAGACGTTCCCGTGATCGCGGTTCCTGATCAGGGACTTTGAGTCGATCACCTCGAGGAGCTTCGACAGCTGCGGGGAGGCGGCGACGAACTTCGCCACCACGCGGTAGATCTCTCGGGCCTGGAGCCGGTCGACTGCGGCGAGGTAAACGTCGGAGATCGGGGCATGACCACAGAGGAGGTACTGGGCCACCGCCGCCATCAGGAAACTCTTCCCGTTTTTCTTCGGGACGAAGACACACCCGCGGCGGTAGCGGAGCCGACCGTCCTCCCGTTTCCATCCGAACAGGGGCCGGATGACTCGCTCCCTCTGCCAGTCGATCAACCGCATGGGCTCGGCCGGTCCACCGTCTCGAGACGGGACGCGGCAGAGCGTCTCGACGAACTGGCAAGGGCGATCAGCGGCAGCGTCGTCGAAGTGGTAGCCCTCGACCCACTCGGGCCGGTCACGATCGCTTCGGGACGGTGAGGAGGCGGAGCGCGGCGTCCTCTTTGGACTCTTCGACATCGGGGGCGTCCTGCGGAATGCGGGCATCTGATGCAGCGGTCATACCGAAGTCGCGGGCCAGGGCAAGCCAGTCGCGCCGCGTGTCTCTCAGGATCTTCACCAGAGGGTTGGCGTATGCCCCCTTCTCCGTCGTGGTCGTCCGCTCCTGGGTGGAGAGCTCGACGGCCATGGCGTCCATCTCGGATTTCAGCAGACAGCAGAGGCCGAAGGCTTCCGCCAAGTCGGGCCGCAGTCGGCGCGCGGTGATCAGCGCCGGGGCGTGGGCCTTCCAGTAACCGGCGGCCACCTTGTCGGCCTTCACCGTCGCTGGCATCGGGACGGCGATCGGCTTCGGCGCGCGGACCTTGCGGCGGAGGGTGTTCCGACCGATCGCGGAACGCTCACTTGACGGCTTCGGGGCAGGGCCACGCGATCCCATCTGACCTCTCCAGGATTTTGAAAACCCGCAGGACGCACACACACCCTAGGCCTGGGGTTTTGGGATAGATGGCAGATTTCTCTTTTTTGCCACCCCCCTTTTTTTCTCACGCGAAACCTCGCCGCCTCTGCTCCGCCCGGGTCTTCCTCCCGTGGCAACGCTCACACATCGTCCGGAGGTTGGCGTCGTCATCCGTCCCGCCGTCCTCGAGCGGGATCAGATGGTCAACATGGGCCTGACGTCCGCTCACGGCTCGTCGGCACTCGCAGCACCGCATCGCGTCCCGAAGCAGTATCCGCGTCCGTCGGGCTCGCCAATCCGATGTCTGGTAGTGGGCGATCTCCTTCGTCGGCCTGGTCGTCGCCTGCATGCGCTTGGGTCGCCAGGAGGGGATCTTTGATGGCATCACATCCCCCACGGCGTCGAATCAGAACGTAGCGTCCGCGATCTGCTGACCTGTCGTGGCGGTTGTCGCCACATCAGCCAGCCGACCGCTTGCAAACGCTGTCAGCGCCGACGAACACGCCGACTGGATCGCCGCTGATGTGATCGCTGCCGTCCCGGTCGTCGCATCGACCGCGACCCCAGCGGCGACCAGCGAAGCGGCAGGAACCGCGAGCGTTCCGACGCGAGTCCCGCCAGCGTAAGAGGTGCCGCCGCGAACGTCTCCGGTGGCTGGATAGAAACCAGTCGAGATCGGGTCAACGAGCGTTTTCTTTGAACCTGCTGTTGATCCTCCGACCATTTGGACCAGAGCGACATTGGCTGTCGTCGCCGCAAACCTGATGATTCCAGAGGTGGGCGAAAATCCGTTGTCTGCGTATTCCACCTCAGTCAGGGTGACACCTGATCCGGTGCCTCCAGCAACTCCGACTTGCGTAGAGCTGCCCTTGGCCCTCGTCACAACAAATGTGCCTACGGCCCCGGCTGACAGGCCAACACCACCGACTCCACCAACTGCCGTCCCGTTGATAGTTATGGTTGGGGACGTTGCTGTCGCCGCGTTGACGCCAGCAGCAGATCCAGAACCGCCGGAAACCGTCCCGGTTATCGTGACATTTGCGGAGCCTGTGTTAAAGGCAAGACCAGGGCCAGTAGTTCCGCCAGTGACATCTCCAGTGATGTCGATCGCGCCGCTGCCGCCAGGGATAAAGATCGCACCGACGCCCGTCAATCCAGTGACATTGCCTGTTACGGTGAGAGCCGATGCGCCAACCCCAAAGCTAACCGCGCTGCCGTTGCCGGAAGCGCCAGAGGCTGACGACACGGCCCCAGTGATGTTAAGAGTCCCTGCCGTTTGACTGATACACGCTGCCGATCCGCTGCAAGTCACGGACCCGTTGATGGTGTATGTCCCTGCGGAAGAGATCGACATCAATATGGTGTTCTGGGAGATCAGATTCGCGTTCAGCGTCACGCCAGACGCCAGCGAAAACGCGCCGCCAGCCGTAGCAGTGTTGGTTCCGTCGTTGAAAGCGTCATTGCGAATCTGAGCGACGGTCGTGTTGACGTTGATGGCGATTGTTGAAATGCCATTCGCGCACAGAACGTCCGCTGCCGTAAACGTAGCGGTTGCCGCCGTTCCGGTTGGCGTCGTCGCCCAAATCGCGCCGTTAATGTTTCCGCTCGCGCGAGCGAAGTAAGTCGCCATTCAAAGCCCCTTTGAGCGGAGGAAGTCCACCACGGCAGATTGCACAGCGAAAAACGCGGCCTGCTCTCGCGGGTCTGTTATCTCGCTCTCGCGTCCGCGCACGAACAGAACCGCAGCGCTATCGAGCGTCTCTCTTGCGCCATGATCGTTAATACGAACAGGCACACACTGGAGGCTGAACGAGATCGGTTCCGTGCCGTCAGACTGAAGTCGCTGGGTAATTGCCAGCGACACATCCCACGCCGGATATGCCTTGCCGTCCGATTCGATGATTGCGTTTGATTTCATATCGCTCACGAATAAGAGGCGGTGGCGTAGTCATCCCATGCGACATTTGTAGCCGTGAGCGTTGCGGTGATCGCGCCAGCGGCCGAAACCTGCGATCGCTTGATCGTCCAAACCGATGCGGAGGTAGCGGAACTGGCGGCGGCGCGGCCAGAGTAGGAGTAGGGCGATGACCACGCGAAGCGGCGCGAGTATGAAGGCGCAGAAGCTCCAGCCGGACCAGTCGGGCCGGTCGCGCCTGCGGCCCCGGCCACACCTGCAGGGCCTTGGGGGCCTTGAGCGCCAGCCGGGCCAGCGACACCAGCCGCGCCGGCTGGGCCAGCTGCTCCGGTGTTGCCCTGCGGTCCCTGAGCTCCTGCCACACCAGGGGAGCCGGCGGGGCCGGCTACACCCTGGGGGCCGGCGGGCCCCGCAGGGCCCCGCACAGGGCCAATATTCACCCATGCCAGCCCGTCCCACTGAGCCCCGTAACCGGCCAAGAATCCCGCTGGTGTGCCGGCTGGGACGGGATCAGGGAGCGTGTAGATCCAGCCGGCGGTGGGCGTTGCCGTCGGGGGCCAGGCGGCGGCCATGCCCTGGACGAACGACGAAGCCC